GAATCCTCGATTACTACTCCCCTAATCTAGATCGTAGTATAGAGTGGAGTCATAGCGATGTACTCCTTGGCAAAATTGCCTAACAAAGAACAACCTCATCCTTTATATTCTTTCTTCCCAGAGTCGTTTAAGTCTTCCTAAACGTCTGGTAGGGGTTGCGGCGGTGGCAGTGTGCTGGTTCGACGATATCTACAGTTACCTGTTTCTTCTAAGCCAGTAGATTCCTGCTCCTACTAATAAAAAAGGGACGGAAGGACTCGAACCAACTTCTCCGCTTTATCATTGCGTTGCTCTACCTGTTGAGCTACGTCCCAGTGACCTGACGTGGGCCAAGGGGTGTAAAGGACACGTCAGGATTGGCTGGACGTCACGGGCAATTCGTCCGTACTTTAGCAGCATCTGTGCCTTACGACATCGACCAAACTAGGTACTAGCCAGTCTCAGACATCCAAGAAATGGTCCCGGTTTTGTGGCAGGGTACGGGAGTCCTGTTAGTCTATCGAGGGAAGCGACGTTACGCTTGCAGTGTACACCTACCGCAAACCTCTCACCACGACTAGTAAGTAATAGTAATAACTGTGATGTGCTTAGTGAAGTTAGTCACTGTGATGTAACCTGCGTAATACATATACGCAGCTACTCCACCGAAGAGAATAGTAGCAGTAGCAATCGTGTTAGTGATTGCTTCACCGATAGCATTCAAAGCTTTTACCACGGTTCAGGTTCCTTCTGAGCTAGGTCTTTGATATTCTCTTTCTCTTCCTCACTCCAATCCGACTTATCTACCTCGAAAGGAACTAGGTTAGTGACCTTAAGGGAGTCCCAGCGTGCGGCTTTAGCTCGCTTCTGAGTGTTGGGGACAGGGTGAGAGTAGACTTCGAGACGGACGATAGCATCGGATGTCCAACCGACTTTGTTGCCATCCATGAGTTTTCCGTCTGCATCGACAATCTTAGGAGCTGTGAATGCCACAACCTTTCCTCGCATGAGTTTGGTTGGTTCACGGCTGAAGGTGATGTAATAGCCATCGTCGTCCTTCTTCATTACGTTCTTCAAACCATCAGCCTGAAGATCACGAATGATATCCAAAGACTTAGGTGTGGGGTAAACAGTGATAGCCCATTTACCATATTTATTCAAATTAACTCCGTGGATGTACTTGATCTTACCTTCCACGTCAACGAGTTGTGTCTTAATACCTGACAATTACTTAATCTCTTTAATGTCTTCTACGTACATGAGATTGGCATTATCATATTCTTCCAATCCCATTTCTTTAATAAACTGAGCAGCTTGCTCTTCGTCATCAGCTTCGACTGTAAAATACGTCTCGGTGATGTATGCTCCACTATACGTCGTCACTGGCAGGCTCCCAATCGATAGTAACCTTCAGTGACTTAGCCCCAACAACAGCGGGAGCAATATCCCTAAGCTCGTTGTTGAACCAATCTGTGAGTTCATTGAACTCGTAGTCAGAAAACTCTCCGTAGAGTTTATATTTTAGTTTCGCTTGCACTTTCCAAATACCTTAGTGTTGTAATTCTACCTAGCCAATAACCTTCATTGGTAAATAGATAATAGTACGCAATTTTGTCCATGTCAACAGTCCAGACAGGAACACAGTAAACTTTATTATACCGAATGGCATAATTCTTGATGTCTTCAAACTCGATGTTAACGAGTTCATGTTCTGGATACGACTGACGTATACGAAGTTGTGGTTGGTTCTTCCACATCCACAATCTCAAACCAAGAGACCAAACTTTAATCTTGGTGTCAGTGAGTGACTGACCAGTTAGTTCCGATGGTGAAGTCTTTGAGATCGTCATTCCAGATACTCCCAGCCAAAGGACAATTGAGTTTGAGATCGTTTCCTACATCAACCAACGATTGAGCCATCATCTTCCCGATCTCGATTGCCTTAGAGACGTCGTTAGGACACTCGACTTGCCATTCATCATGGACGAAATTAACCAGCTTGGCGTCGTATTCCTTAAGCTTCCACACCCATTTGAGTGTAGCTAGCTTCATGCAAACGGCTTCACCACATTGTAAATATCCGGACATCGCAAGATGTCGTCTAGACCCTTCGGTATCTCCGGGGATACGGACCTTACGACCATCCAACCCAACGAACCAGCCACGCTTCGCGTCCCTTGGAAAAACTTCCTCTTTGAGGATTTGCCATCCGCTGTAACGGGATAATAGACGACTAAGAGCTTCTTCTGCTTCTGATTCTGTCGATCCCAAAATCTCAGCCAGCTTTGCTTTTCCTGCACCGAGGAGCAGCGCATAGATAAACCGTTTGGCTGCGGCTCTAGATTTACAAATACTACCAATAATTCGTTGGTTGAGCGAATGTGGATCGGTTTTGTCATCCTTCTTCCCCTTGACTAATGCGTCAGTGAACTCTGGATCATTGATGTAATGAGCAAATATTCTAAGCTGAATGCCTTCGGCATCACACCCAACGAGTAGACGATTACGCGGAGCACACCAAAGAGATCGTAACTCCTTACCTAGGAGTTTCTTCTTCCCGGCTGTGTCATACTCGTTGGGTATGTTTGCTGTATTAGGATTTTGGTGGGCCATCCTATGCGTCCATGCACCTATGGCATAGAACTTGCCATGAATACGTCCATCATCACGGACTAGCTCAAGCCATTCCGTGAGGGTTCTGCGACGGGCTTCGAGTAGGATGCGCCTTGCTAGCAACCTCGCAGCCTTTGGAGCGTTGCTGGGTAAAGTATCTAAGTTATTTTCGTTAACTTTCCAACCAGTTATTCTTAATTCTTGGAGACGATCATACAGGACCTTCCTCTCTGAGTCAAGTCCTGTAGACCGTGTTTTCTTAAGCTGATTGTAACTACGCTCGGTTTCGATATGAGTTTGGGTTTTATCTACTGGTTTCCACCCAGCCTCATTAAGGACACCCAGAAGTTGCTTATGAGAAGAAGGATTGAAATCAATCCACTCGCAGTAACTAAAAGGAGCCCCCACTGACATATACGCAATATCAGACCGTAACGCTTTAGGTACCGAAGTGAGAGAGATCGTTCCATACTTCGTTTCCTTTGGAGTAACCTCCCGAATTAGCTTAAGCCTCGGAGGAAAGGCAGTGAGGATTTCACTGTCAAGCTCAGCTAATTCGGAAGTAACCTTCGTCAAAAGCCTGTTAGCTTTATCAGAATTAAAATAAAACCCGTTATCATGAAGACTGTTGACGACGAGTTGGAATTCGTGCTCCAAAGCAACAGAATTATCGTGAGCAGGATTAGATAAGTATTTTCGGTACTTTTGATAAATCTTTTCACAGATGTCGCAATCTCTCTTACAATACGTTTCCATTTCAGGAGAGTATTTGCTGAAGTCTGAGAACTTAATCTTTTCATGACCGAACTCCAATCCATAATCTTCGATTGAATGGCCTTTACGGGAATAGTCAACAAGCTTGCTGACTATGAGTGTGTCAATAACATCGCCCAAACCATCCTTGGTATCCAGTTCAAGGAGGGAACAGAGGACAGGCCAATCATAACCAAGAATATTGTGCCCGACAAGTAGATGGCCTTCTTCGCGCCATCGTTGAATAAACCTAACAAATCTTTCATTTTCTTCTTTTCTTTTAGTGAGATCGTAGAAACTTTCGTAACTACCGTCGTCAATGTTTTTAATTACCACTAACCATATACGGTCAGGGTTATTAATAGCGTTAGCTTCGATGTCGATTACGTATTTAGTCAATACAAACTGCGTCTATATTATTTTGAAATTTACCCATTAAATCGTTGTCTTGATACTGTCCTTCATACCAAGGATTATCTGGATAATAATTAACGTTTAAAGCTTCAACATTATAGAGGTCATTCCACCCACTTTCATAGCCACGTCCGAGGACGCGCATAGTGGGTGGATAACCTTGGAGCTTTTCAATTAGCTCTTCAACAGTCACGCAGCCTTCCTCCCCAAGACTTCATCCATGAAGCCGTTGTAGAGGTCTTTTTCAGCGTCGATCTCAAACTGATACTTCGGATCACGCTTCGTCTTGAGGTAGTTGATCGCCTCCCGGCACTGCCTCATGCAGTACCACGTCGGCTGATCGATCGGTCCGATCACTGTCATTTTTTTCTTCGCTTATTGGAAGACTTCCTAGCACCTTGTACGATTTCATCATCTTACAGAAGTCTTCGGGATTGTAATACATATCCAACAACTTACCGTCAGGTAAACGCCACACAAGGAGGTAGCATTCTTCGGAAGCATATTGGACGTTATAAAGGTTCATTTCAGCAGACCCACGGGGCTGTGCCACAAAGACGGTATCTACTGGCAAATGGATTAACCAATTAGTCACAGGAGGCGTAGGGCCTTCAGGAGGCCCTTTGCCATTGCCACCAGTGATGACACGAGGAACCCATGATGCAGGTACAGGTTCCTTCTCAGGATTTATGTTTTCAACTGCGGTCATGGTCATCCTTACGTTTATATTCTCTGGGCAATCCTAGGAAAAGGGGGAACATCTCTTTTACTTGAGAAACAGTAGTAGATGAAACCCCCAATTCGTAGGTTACGTCTTTAGGTTTCTTCCCTTCGAGGAGCTTCGACAGGACGTCTATTGCTGTCCCGAAGGCCGGTTTGTACTGACTCATGGGTTGATCCCATTTGTTTATTCTTTTCTTTCAGCATAGCTAGTGCTTCGTGGAACTCGTAGTACGAAGTCTTATCGCCTCTGAGAACCATTATCGCCTCTTCAAGTCAGAAACCGCTAGATCAATTTCATCGCGGTCTAGTCCAATGGACTTAAGTCTAATACGGAGGTACAGTTCTTCACCTGCACCTCTAGCTGTAGCTAGAAATTCTTCACAATACGCTTTAAGACACTCGGCACGCTCGTCTTCGTTAAGATCAAGAATGCGGTTCATGCTGCTTCAGCCATTTGCTCTAAGGTTTCAGGAGACTCAGTACCAAAGTCTTCACTCAGCGTATGTGATAAAGGATCAAACAAAAGTTTACCTGCCGGTCCGGTTAATGACGTCGGACGGTTCTTCTTTAGTGTCAAATGGGTTGTCAAACGAGACCTATCAGATGCTGAACTGACGTCTCTAGTGAGTGCTAAATGGGTATGACAGTTATATGCAATCATACGTGAGCCACGGGTTTGACCGTAATCATTCTCGTGGCTCACCATGACTAAACCGAAGTCTAGTTCTTGTGTGAGGATTTCGAGCCTTGCTGAGAGGTATTCAAGTGCCTCTCTCTCTCGATCTCCGCCAAGACCAGTAACGGCCAGAGAAATAAGGTCAAACACAATCCAGCGACAGCCACGCGCAGTAACGAGAAACCGAATAGTGTCAAGAAGAGTGTCTGGGCTGTCAGAACCAAAGTGATTGTAGATGTACAAACGATCATCGGAAGGCACCACCTGCTTGATAGCGGCCACGACCTCGCTGCTGCTACAACCGCTGTCTGGAAGATGGACTGGCTTCTTGAGGTGAATTCCTGCCATCGCTTGAAGTAAGCGTTGCTTTGACTCTTCAAGGAAGATCGCACCGACTGCATCATTCGTCTCCTTCAGTAGGTTATACAAGAATGCGTGACTTACGGATGTCTTTCCTACACCAGTCTGAGCTGTGATAAGGAAGACTTCTCCCGTCCTCAGTCCATATGTCATGGAGTTGAGGGTAGGAAATGGAAGAGGAACACCGTGCTTGACTGGCTTGATGATTTCTTTCTCGAAGTCAGCCAAGCTCGATATAAGATTGTCTGGAAGAAACTTCTTGGCGTTATACCAAATGTTCCTTAGTTCTGACTCTTCGCCAGCTCGGAGGAAGTCGTTGGCGTCTTTTCGATCGCCTCCGGGGAAGCGGACGTCGTACACTTTGTTGTAATCAAACAACTTTGCGACTTCAGCCGCTGCCAGACGTCCCGGCTCATCTCCATCGAACGCAAGGTAAATGCGTTCAAATGAGTTAAGGAAGGATCGATCGATTGAGCAGTCCAGCTTAGCAGAACCACTAGAGCGCACAGAGACGACAGGGGAGCGAAGAGTTTGGTATAGAGAAAGCGCATCGAGTTCACCTTCTGTAATGGTTACCGACTTGTGGCTGCCGGGGCCGAACTTATTACGACCAAAGAGACCTGCCTTTGTCATGTCTCCAACTGAGTGGAAACCTTTAGGCAACGTCCTAACTTTTACTGCTCCATTGGGATAAGTAAATCCAACTGAAATAGGTTTACCATCTTTATCGATTTTAGTCTTAGTATCATAAAATTGAAAAACGTCTTTGTTAATTCCTCTATGAGCTAAATACTCATAGGTGTAGTCTTCACTAACTCCACCCTCCTTTGGTGTGTATGTGTTACAGGAAAAGCAATACCCGTGTCCATCATCGTACACGCAATATGCGTCGGAGGATGTACAATGGGGACACGGGATGTGCTGCTCGACTATCTTACTTGGGCTTTTCAAACGAGTAAAACTTGTCGATCCACTGCTTCGGATTTACGAAGCTTCTGTGTTCGACTTGGCATGAGGTAAAGATGCCACCGATTTGGTCTCGCCAGTAATCTGGCACACCTTCGTACATCCAAGCTGACTTGGTGACGATATAATCATCGGTGATGTGAGGCAGCGGAGAAGACTTGTCGTACTTGACTTCCCTCCAAGGGAGGGTGATCTTCACCCGCGAGCGTCGGAACTGTACCCCATTCTGCTTCGCTTTGTCAAGCGAAATAAACAACTGAGGACGAATTGCCCACAGTTGACCCTTCATACGAGCTGCCTCGACAGGCCAGCGGAGGAAGTTCGAAGGCTCGAACTCCTTCGGCAACGGAATGGGATACGAATGTCTTCCCAAGTCCTTGACGAACATATGATACGGGTGATGGGTATAGCACGACGGATGAACAGGCTGTCCCTGTCTGACACTCTCGATCATCTTCTCCTTGCTCTCGAAATCCATCTCAAATGGATACGGAACAAAGATGAGCTGCCACTCGAATTGTTCGAGTTGCCAGATGTCCGGAGTGAGTTCGTTCTGGTTTGCCCAATCAACTACAGATTTGGCTGTAGCCTCTTGGGGAGATGTGAACAATTGTTTAAGTCGTTGAAGCATACAACCTCCTGTTAAAGAACGGCGGCAGTATCGATCCGCCCTCCGCCGCCGTTCCGAGCTATCCTCAGGGCATTGAGGACCGCTCTAACTTAAGCGACTTTGGCGAACATACCCTTCTTCTTCGGAGCAGGAGCAAGCTCCTCTTTCGCAAGCTGATGCGTCGTCTGCTGGGTGTCGACGTTCTTGGCGATCTTGGCGTAGTTGCCAGCCACCATGTTACGGAACGTAAACAGCATCACCATCGCCGCTTCGGGATTGTACATCTCGTTCGGCTTGCCGTTGACTTCGGCATGAGTGAGATCGCGGAACATTTCGAGGTTCCACTTACAGAACTCAGTCATGTCGTCGTACTTCATCTGAGTCGACAAAGAAGCGAACTTCTTCTCGATCTCCTGAACATGGCTGGGGTCTTCGATGATGGCAGCGTTCTCGGCGATACGCTTCTGGCTCTTGGCATCCTTGATGAATGCCTCAAGCTTCTGCCTCGACTTAGGAGACATGATCGGGAGAAGCTCAGCCTTATGGACTTCACCGGCGGGCGGTGCGTTGTCCATCTGGCCGTGCTGGATGTGCTCCGTCTCGGTGTCACCAGACGTACGCGGCGGAAGCGAACGAGCGGGAAGCTTGGCTGCGGCCATACCGAGTTTCTTGACGTCAGCGAGAGTCATGATCTGACCCTTCGGATCGACGTAAAGATCGATCGGGACACCACGACCTTGGTCGAACTTATCCGGCTTGTAACCAATCCGGTTGGTGTACCACTTGCCACGTTCCTTCCGGTTCAAATGCTCCGGCGGGAGCACACCTTTTTTGACGGTGTAATTCGCCAAGGCATTCGCCTTCAAACCTTCTGCTGTCGCAGTGACAGCATCAGACTTTTCAGGCTGGGGTTCGGGAGCACTTGGCTGGGCTTGTCCGTTGCTACCAACCTTTTCACGAACCGTGGACTTCCCGGAAAACATACCCTTCTTGGGTTTGTCTTCGCCCTCCTTCTTCGCCTGAGGCTTCGCCTTGGCGTAACCGAGATTGCTGGAAGTCCAACCCCACGGATATTCAGCGGAGTCATCCGCCTTCGCAAAGGAGATCGTCGTGTTGTCGACACACATCAGTGTGATGACACCATGCGACGGGGCGTTGTTGAGGGCGTCACTCTTGAATGACGGTTTGGAAATGAAAGAAACAATCTTCTCAAGATCGCCGTCGACGAGTTCGGAAACTCCTTCGAGCTTCGGCTTGAGATATTCGTGAGCGAAAAAGAATTCACTCGACTTCGACGACGTCGGCTTCTCGAACCCGGGAAATTCACCGGATACGAAAGCAACTACTTGGACATCATCTCCGCTCTTCAACAGCGGAAATGGGTTGATATCGTCCATGTTCAACGCCTTATCGGAGGCGTAGAAGCAGAACGTGATATCATCGGCAGGATACGCCTTCATTGTATCCTGAATGAGCTGAAGGTTCAATCCATCGCCGTCACCTTTGGCGATCATGAGTTCCTTCTTCTCCCCGTCTGTCGACACGAGAGCAGCAGACCAAGCTGCTGAATGTGTCTGAAGGACAAGTTCAAGGTAATCGTTCGCGATGTATTGGTTGCCATTGCGACGAACGATGATTGGTGAAGTCGTCATTGGTAGCCTTCTCCGTTTACGAGAGCTGTATGATTGAATCGTGCGGAATTTAGTCGTCATGCTAACCAGCCTTGACGAACTTCATCCCCTTAGTTTCTGCCACCGGGCTGGTGTCCGGCAACGGGACAGGGTTGTGATCCCCTGACTTCATCCTCTTCTTAATGTTCTCTTTCAGGAGTTCGGGTGAAGGAAACATACCGCGGACAGGCAGAATCTGCTTCATCATACGATAGATTTCAGCAGCTTCTTTACGAGTCATAGCGCCTTGGTAGACACGTTCCTCGATACGGTCCGTGAAGTCGTATGTCACTAAGTTCTTGACATACTCCCATCGTTGTTTCCTAAACATCCTGCCCCTCCTGCGCGGAGTGGCAAAATACCAACCCGCTTCCTTTGTAAGGAGTTTTTCCACACAAAGGATGATAATGCACACCGCTGTGATACCCACTACCACATCGATGGCAACCTCGTACTTGTTATAGAACATCAAGATATCAGTCCATCGCAACTCCATCTTAGGGTTCTCCGTGGTCGGTAATGACCTAAACAAAGACTTGTTCTATAAAAAAGGTACAAAAAATACCCCCAAGGGTGATGCAGTCCTAGAACTCAAGGGGGATTTACTAAAGGAAAGACCCTAGGCAATCCTCCGGGGCTGTTGGAGGACGCCTAGGGTCTACACGGTGGCTGGGGATAGCGCGCACCACCGTGGAAGCCGAGGTGCTCGGGGGAGCAGTGGGATTACCTCGGCAACAAACGCGGATCAAGCGGGAGTGAACTCAACCAACTGATACGCTTATTGCGATAGCGACTCATCGCTATGTCACGTCCGTTATAATCACGGCTTCTTCTTATTACACGTCCGACATAATCTACTTCCACAAAGAAGTAATTACGTCCTGCCCAGAATAGATCGACAAACCCTGCCAGATCGTCGAACTCTAGTCTAAGCCTATTCTCACGCGGAGTTTCTGCTAGAACATGTTCGTATTGTTCTAGTACGTAGTTCTTCTCAGCTAATGGAACTGCAAAACTCTCAGAAGTCACCCGGCTGTAATACTCAGCCATACGCTCAGGATTAGGACCACGTCCTGTACTGACTACTTGTTTACTGAGAGATATCTTTCCTACAGGAATAAGTAATTCCTTAACTTCTGTCTTGTCATCACCAAGCATGATGACACGACGTTCGACACGCACTGCAAACTTTGCATCAGGTCCAGAGAACCTCGCGTAACGTCCACGACGTTTAAGTTTGAGCAGCTTCTGCTGCATGTTTCGGTTGCCCACACCGATCTCCCATTTGTCATTGTCCTTATACTGTAGCAGGAACAAAGTCTTAAGTCAAATCGGTTTCAGTGTCCTTCGGGAAGATAGTGGTCATATCGATCCGAATGGGGTACTTCTGGCACAAATCTTTGAGGTGGACGTCAGGACGGAATTCATCTTCAGAGATTTCATACCTCTCAATGATCTTAGGTATGCCTCCGACGACAATGCCATCTTCTTCTGCCCACATCATCGGAGCAGCCTGTCCGAAGAGATCGTAATACCCGAAGAAATACTTTACGGATTTCTTCTGAGGAAGATATTCAGTCATTGACAACTCCGATTTTGTGGTGTATGCTGCGCTTCTACGCCGCCCGGTTAGATATCTATTCTTCCTGTAGGACACTTACGGTGTACGAAATAATCTCTTCCTTTCCGTACAACGTAAAGATTGCATCGATGATGGCATAGTTCGCCTTGAGAGCAGCTTCGATAGTATCTGCCTCAGTGTCGACTTTGTGTTGATAAGTCGTTCCTTCGTCGAGTTCAGGTGTTACGATTTCAACAAGAAGGGTGGCCATATGCAAGCTCCGTGGGACCTATCAGGTCGAGTTTTAGGGGAAAACCAAAAGGAAAGGGGCCGAAGCCCCTAACCAATTCTTGAGAAGTATTTGTGGGCTACGTAAAAGAAACCCGTGGTAACGACCAACCCGATACCCCAGAGCATGACAATGACTCCGACGATACCTGAGAAGGTTGTGAGTGCGTGTTGCATTCATTCTCCTCAATCACTACAGGAAGATGACGAGGATTGTAAGGAATATGCTTTTGCATACTCGATGGTAGAACCCATTCAGCATAGCGATGCTTGAATACAATCTCGTCTTTCACGACATAAAATATGCCATGAATACATACCACGGGTTGATACTTACCTCGTGGATAGTTTCTGCGCCAGAGGTACATCACACCCTCCGAGTTGGTAATATAAAAACACCACCGTAGCTGTCAGTCCAACGGTAGCGGAAATCTTCGTAGTCGTATGTCTCGATGCCATCATCGAACTTAACGATGACTTCATCAGGACCATCCGCATAGGTAATTCTGCGGATAAAGCCGTTGGCTTGCTTGCCTTCGGAGAAACGTTCTTGGTCGTTGACCTTGTCTCCGATCTGAGGTTTATGCAGCCTGCTCATAGTCCCTCCTTAGCTTACGAAGCTGGTAAGCTGCGGATAGACACTCTTGACGCAATCGCCAATAACGACGGCGATTGACTTCGTCGTTGTCGCGTTCAGCACGAAGCATTTCTTCGTACCAAACTTTAGCTTTGTCGTACAAAGCACGCTCTTCAAGAGGCAAGAACCTTCCGCCACATCTCTGTGTGTTGACGTGAATCATCTTGAGATGCATTTTCTCAAACGTCGTACCGCAACCCAAGCAATGTGCTGCACGCGGCTGGCCGCTGATGCGCATTCGCATGTTAGCTCCTTTTAGCAAGTTCGCTGTTTTCGTCCCACTCCAAAGCCATGTCTAAATTGACATGAACTACAGGAGGGTATTCTTTTCGGTAAGCGATGACTTCGGCAGTCATACACACACCCATCCCACGTTTAGTGGGATAGCGTTTTCCTGTACTATCTGTGCCGTAGATGAAAAATTCGATCATCGCTAACTCCTAAAAGGAAAAACGATGTCAACAGTCATCCGGACTGCGGCATCAGGTTTGATGATGCAGTAGGCATATGCAGAAGCCATGATGGACGACAACGCGATGACTCGTTCTTCACGCATGATGACGTCGCCTTTGTCGTTGTACTGCGTGAATACAACAGGCAAACGATCAACTTTCGTCAGCACGTCTAGTCTCCTCAAATTCTTTGTATCCCAGCAGACCTGTGGATGTATGGATGTAAGTTTCGCCGTCACGTGTCTTGACGACGATATGATCTCGATAAGCTACAGCTTTAGCGCCAGCACCGAATAAATGCGCACCTCTGATCGTATCAAAGAAGCTATTCAACCCTTTCGCCGCAGCACGTAAAAGGATAGCCTCTTGATCGTTGATGGATCGTTTGATCATCAGCCATGATACTGCGCAGGATGGCCACACACACATGGTGCCCATCGTGTTGCAAATGCAGGTTCTCCGATACATTCCAAACGTAATGTAGGAGTATAACTGCGTGGCCGATATTGTGTGCACCTCTGTGTGCAAGGACTCATAGCATCACTGCCACAGCAGGTATAAATCCCTGAAGGGTGTACAGGACAATCTTTGTTGTCCATTTCCTTGCCCGGTGCCACAAACACACAACAACACGGCTTTGGCCATTCACGCTCTTGGCCAATTGTTTTCCAATTAAGCATAGTTCTCTCCATTGCTCTGCGTTGCAGGCATACAGTCCTGTGCTCCCAGAGACATAGGCTAAACCACAAACCAGTAAATCCACTGAACATTACTACAGAGGTTCCACGCCTTTCCTAATCGTGAACCTGTAGATAAAATCAAAATGGAATATGCCAGTCATGATGGCCGCCTATGCCTTTAGGAGCACAGGGATGACGACAGGCGGACGTGTGGTTAACGCCCCCCTGCCGAGGTTTATACCCATCCTAGGGTGGCTAGGCTTTGAGTGCTAGCAACTACCTTGGTTCATTGGAACCTATGGCTTCCATTGAGACTGCCACGGACTGGAGACTTGGCCTAAGCCATCCGCAAATCTCAATTCCTTTTCTCCATTGTCATAATACTACCACAACCAAATTCCTAAATCAAATCAAGTACATACAGTTACAGAGGTATGTTGCTGACATCGTCATGAACAATAGTATTCACAGTTCAGTTAGTCACAAACCAGTTACGCACGTGCATGAAGACCTATCAGAATAAAAATAGCGAAGCTATTGAAATTGATAAAGAGAATTATAGTTGAGTTAGTCATGCTTCGGAAAGGCGGGAGGGATAGTTGATTAACTCAGGCATCGGTTAAACCGAAGTGTACTTCGGAGAAGCAGAATGATTATGTGAGTTAATCAGGTATCGGATAAAACGAAATGTGGCGCGGGCAATAAAAAACCCCAGCCGGGTTAGGGCTGGGGTTGAGTTAGGTTAGTCGTTACGCTGCGGCTTGCTTGCCGTTCGCTTCACTATCTCCGCCGGTGATTTCCTCAATCTCCGACCGATACTTATTGTAGACTGACTTGATACGGAAATAAATCTCTCCGACATTCTCAAGCCAATCATTGCGGTCTTCGTGTTTCTTGTCCGCCAAAATCTTATTCAGCATTGCGATGTTGTCCCGCTTGCTGAAGAAGTTAGCGACTTTGGAAAGACCTTCGTAAGCCTCCTCCTCACTCCAATCGGCACCGTCCCCATCGCCTTCGTTGCCGTCGCCCGATCCTCTCTCAAGTGTCTTGAGAAGATCGGCCATCGTTCCTCCGTTGGCGATAGCTTCAGGGATTTTGAAACCAATCAGTTGACCAACCGAAAGGTTTTTCCCGTCGCTTGGCTTACCTTTCGGGTAAATCCAAAGCGGCTTAGGTGCCCGGCTGACAAAGACTGCATCTTTGCCAACCTTGCCGGTTCCAAACTGAGAAGGGATTGCAATTCCTTGATCTTCAGGAACCGTGATCCATTCGATTTGGACAAGAGGAAGGTTTTGCACGGCTTCAAAGGAATGATGAACGTCGATTGCCTTTTTCACCATGTTGGTCAAAGCATTGAATTGCGAACTCAATTCGCTTTTCATTGCTTCGAGTTCTTTCTTGGAACGCTTGGCGAGGCGAGGAACGGAACCCGAAGTCTTGAGTTCTTTCTTTACTTCGTCAAGCTTTGTCCAAAGGTCTTTGCCCCTCGCGAGACTGAAGATAAAATCATCCATCCAAACCGTTGTTACGGGATTGCCGGACGCCTTATCCTTTGTCTCCACGATATCGGGTTTATAGTTGGTTCCTTCTGCGTCCTTCTCCGTCCAACCCGGACGGGGGAAAGAGTTGAGTTGTTCCAACGTATAAAGACGATGGAATTGGGCATACATGTCTACTGCCGTTGTCTTGGACTTTTTGACGGCTTCGAGACATGCCTGCAATTCTTCATTGGCCATGTCATCTTCATTGAAGATGGTTGCCAGCTCAGAGATTGCAGGGTCGGCAATTCCAACCTTGGAAGCTTCGCTTTCCGCTTGCTCCAAAAGCTTGAGCTTGTCCTCTACTTCCATGTCGTCCCAATTCTTACAATTGGAAACGACCATATCCAAAACCGTATCACTCAACTTGAGTGTACGGTTCCGGCCTTCCTCGCTTTCGAAAAAGTCGCGGATACCTTCGACGTCATTTTCGAATTGAGGTTCCGTGCCTTCATCGTTGTTCTTTGCGAGAGCAACGATAGTGGCGATGGAAGCGGAAGACATGATATTGGAACGCATAGTCTTTCTCCGTGGTTGTGCCCTAGTCTCCGTGTTAGTCCCGCGCGACCTATCAGGTTTGTTTTCGATCCGGGCAATATTCACCCGGACCAAATGCAGTATGCGAGGTGCTATCGCACCACGCACAACGATTGATTGCAGGAACGGGATAGTTAGGAGGCTTGTTACCTTTGAGGTAATTCCCATCAAGCAAACTAGCGTTTGTGTTGCACATTTTATGCAACCCATAGCGCTTGTTCGGTCTCCAAAAGATAATAGGAATTTTAGTTTTAGGTATTGTCATGGTTTCACCTTCGCTGGTGCAAAGAAATCCAGCAAAAGCAATTCCATAATCGTTTCAGCGTCCTGCCGATAACCTTTCGGCAAGTCTCTGATGCACAAAAGCGACTGCATTCCTGCAATCGCTCCCTGTGTGTCGCCTTCATTGGCGCATTCGCGCGCCGCAGTTGCGAATGTGTGTGCAAGATCAATCGACATGGCGCACCTCAACCCTAACCCAAAAGTCAGCGTCGTTTGCGTGCCAGCCAATCTTGCGTGCTTCATCGATTGCAACAGCTACGGCATGACCGGATGCTGCAATCAATTGTGCCCTATCGTCGCCACCTTGCCAGCCCAAAGGTCCGGAGTGTGCGACAACCTTACCACGATAAATCGCGGTAGCTGTAACAGTCTGCATTGTTGTTCCCCATTGTTGGCGTGACCTATCAGGTTTCCAACGCGGGACTAGCAGAGAGACTAGAGCGGTTTAACGATGTCAGACAACCCTAAGGCGTACCCATTGCTCGCTGGCTTGGGTATCCGTGCCTTAGCCCGATCTTTCGACCGTAAGGGCAGTCTAACAGGTCATGTGGCCTAAATCAAACCGAATAGTGACCATTTCGAGATCAATCATGGCAATTGTGTGTTATTGGAACAATTAGCTATGCAATCACGTCATAGCTCGGACATCTGATTATTCAATCAGAAAGCCGCTGGTAAGCGATACGATATCGGGTAGCTAAACTACCCTCCATTGTATGCCTATTTAGCGGCCGTTGTATTCAATCCTAGAGGCTAATCGATTACTGAGTTAGTTAGGTATCATCTTTCGGATAATCCTCAATTGCCTATTTCTTGAGCTATAGCTATAACTGCCTATATTTTCATCTCATAAGTTATGTGAGTAAGTCTTAGGCATTCCTATGACTGTGCCTAATCTTCAGGCAGGTATGTATGACCTGAGTTGCCCCGTACGTATTCGTACGTATAACCTATAGTATACAACCTTAGGTATAACGCATGTATCCTTACGATATACAGACGTTACAAAGGTTATTACGTCTTATGTTTACGTAATATGTCATGCTTATATAACCTCGTAAGTCTACAAGCAAAGTATTTTACCTCACCTTTCTAAATCACCTGAGTTAGTCAGCAATCCACTTACCTAATCTACTCAAACAAAAGCATGCTTCTGCATCTATTCGCCTTTTCCGAAACCCCCTCCAAGGGGGTCTGGGGGGTCCGAAGCGCGCATGAATAGCACATCAAAAATACGTAACAAAATTTTTAAGGTTCTTCCGTCTGGTAAATCTTCCAACACTTCCAACAACAAAACAACGTATTACTAATCTTGAAATAATTCTCCGGGGAATGACAATCCCAACATAAATTATTCGGTAGTCGTTTCCTAGCCATCACAAACTCCGATAGAACCGTAAATCATCAGTAGTCAAACAAACGTCGTAAGTCTGGATAGGAGTGATAGAAAATTCATCTCCAGCAACTACTTTCCAATGAATTCTCATTGGTTTCTTCAATATTCGGTTAGTAGCCATTTTAAGCCTCTATTTTGTAAAAATGGGGTGACTGTGAGTATATGTACCTCTCACCCAAAATAACGCACCAGCGAGCCCCGTAGGTGCCTTTTCTACGGTGTTTAAAAGCATTCTAGGATGCATCTACGATCTCCACAGGAATTCCTGCTTTCTCAGCTTGGCTAATCATATTTCTAGTACCTCGGGAATTAGGGGCAAGAAAAGCTAAAACCTTGTCTGGTTTTCCTTCATCCAACATCTGCTTATTACGGATGGGGCCTGCGGCTTTACCGTGTTTCTTCCAGTCTGCTGGGTATCCTTCATAAGCAATTCCGTAAACCCTTGCATAATTTTTTGCAAGAGTATCAAAACCTCTGGCCTCTCCGGAGATGATAACACTGGGATTAATTTCATTTACTTTCTCAATGAACTTCGGTATTTCGTAATTATCCGAATTACGACTTCCACATATGAGTAACCTCATAATCGTATGTTTATCCTTAGTTAGGTTAGTGTAATTCTTAATAAATCTTTACAACCTTAAGTAACATATGGTATAATATGTTTTAGAAAAATCAAGTAAATTCTTTTTCTTAAATTAAATATTTCCCTTGACAAAAGTTATCGAAAAGAAACCTCCCTTCGTAGAAGCCATTGAGAAAATGGACCTTAGGGATATTCTTGTTCTCCAAACAATTCTTTCCGAACGTGCTCTGTATCTCAACGCAAAGGACGTAATGGATAAACCTATTGTAAAACCCAATGTCCTTCAAATCAGTTCAAAATAAGATAGCCAAAAAGGAAGGCATCAGTAAGAAATCTGCAGGAGCTATTCTTGCTAAGTCTTCTCGTAATGCTTCAGCAGCGGCTAAACGTAAGAATCCCAAGCTCAAGAAAGTCAAGGGATGACACTTGCAGAAATGACCGACCCTACCATAGCACCTATTGTAGCTGCTGTGTTGTCAATCATCTTCACACTCAACATGGCATTCGCTAGATGGTTGGTTAAGAACTTCAGTGATCTCCGAAATGAAATCCGTCAAGTCAACGAACGAATTGTCAACTGGCTTGATCTCCACGAAAATGAAGACCAACGACGTCACGAAGACAACCTCCGTCGTTTTGAACAAATCTCAGTAGCTCTCGCTAAACTAGAAAAATAATGGCCACACTATACATCACTGAGCTTTCTAACTCAGGTAATTCCAATACTGCACCGTATCTCCAAATGGCTGCTCAGCCACCTATTGCTGAACAAACAGTAGCTATTGGTGCTTCTTCTGCACAATCTTCCGCACTAAACGCAGCCACTAAGTTTGTCCGTCTCTTCACGGATACAGTTTGTGGTATCTCTTTCGGCACTAACCCTACAGCCGGTGCTACTTCTGCACGTATGGCTGCTAACACGACTGAATACTTCGGTGTTCCTCAGGGTCAGTCATTCAAAGTTGCCGTAATTACTCCATGAGTTTTGGTAATAGTTTTATGGGAGCTTCTTTCTCCCGACAGGGTAAACCTCGGTAGTGAAGGTTAAAGACCTTTCCGAGAAAGATAAGAAACGTCTTCAAGCAGAAAATGATCTTGAAGCGTTCATCAACCTTGTCCATCCCAGACGTTATCTCGGTAATATCCACAGGGAAGTAATTCGTTGGTGGACAGCTTCTAACGCGAAGAATCATCAATTACTTCTTCTGCCTCGCGATCATATGAAATCAGCATTGATCGCATATAGAGTTGTATGGGAGTTGACACGAGACCCAACGCTACGTGTCCTGTACATCTCCAGTACTTCTAACCTCGCTACTAAGCAGCTTAAGTTCATGAAAGATATTTTGACTTGTGCTGCGTACAGAACTTATTGGCCAGAGATGGTCAACAAAGAAGAACAGAAGCGAGAGAAATGGACTGAAAGGGAAATCTCAATTGATCATCCAAAAAGAGCGGAATGGTCCATTCGAGACCCTTCGATTTTTACTGCAGGTCTTACTTCAAATATTGTTGGTCTTCATTGCGATATCGCTGTTCTTGACGACGTTGTGGTTACAAGTAACGCATACACTGAAGACGGCCGTGAACGTGTTAAAGACCAATATTCGCTCCTTTCTTCGATTGAAACTGTAAACGCGAAAGAATGGGTTGTCGGTACAAGATATCACCCGCTTGATCTCTACAACGATCTCGCTGCTATGGAGATTGATGAATACGATGAAATCGGTAACAAGATTAACTCAACACCTCTCTTCGATTGTAAAGAACACCAAGTCGAAACTGCAGGCGATGGTACTGGGGAATTTCTATGGCCCCGCACTCAGAGCCCAGACGGCAAGTGGTTTGGATTTAACGCAGAAGAACTCGCTAAGAAGCGAGCCCAATACCTCAACAAAGTCCACTTCCGAGCCCAGTACTACAACGACCCACATGATATTGACTCATCGCCTATCCAGCGATCGTTGTTCCAGTACTATGATCCAAATTACCTCGCCAGACGGGACCACGCATGGTTTTTCAAGCGTGAGCGAATTAATGTCGTCGCCGCTGTGGACTTCGCTTACACAACCAGCAAGAAATCTGATTACACATCTATTGTGGTTTTAGGTTGTGATGGTTTGAATAACTACTACATCCTTGAAATAGATAGATTTAAAACAGATAAAATATCTGAATATTTTAATCATATTCTAGCTCTATATAATAAATGGGGTTTCCGTAAGATTCGTTGCGAAGTCAGCACTGCGCAATCAGTCATCGTTAAAGACCTCAAAGACAATTACATCAGACCACATGGTCTTTCTTTGTCGGTAGATGAATTTCGTCCTACACGTTGGCAAGGTTCTAAAGAAGAACGCATCATGGCAGTTCTCGAACCTAAGTATGCCAACGGTCAGATGTGGCACTACCAGTCAGGTAACACCCAAGTTCTCGAAGAAGAATTGATGTACACAAATCCAGCCCATGACGACGTCAAAGACGCCCTCGCTAGTGCTGTCGATTTCGCTATCCCTCCTATGAATATTTTCTCAATTAGACGCAATCAAGAAACACCAATGAAATATCATGCACGCTTTGGCGGAGTCTCCTAAGTGACCGGCAAAGTATTAGAGTTAGAGAATGTAATTTCTAGCGATCTTCTTGCAACCCGTCTTACTGAGAAATATATCCAATGGGATATGCTTCGTAATAGTTGGAAGGTTGATAAAGAGGAAATTAGACGGTATGTCTATGCTACTGATACATCTACGACAACTAACGTCACCAATCCTTGGAAAAATCGTACTACTATCCCAAAACTATGTCAGATTAGAGACAATCTGTATTCAAACTATACGGCAACTCTCTTCCCGAAACGTAAATGGTTAGTTTGGGACCCCGGCGATCAAAGCTCTGGGTCAAAAGATAAGGCAGATGCCATCACGAATTACATGTCGTGGTGTATCGAGCAACCCCAATTCAAACATGAAATCGACAAAATCATTCTGGATTATATCGACTTCGGCAATTGTTTTGCTACTGTTGAGTGGACCGACGATAGAGCTCAGCAACCCGGTAAGACACAGTCTGGTTACATTGGTCCTAGTATTCGGCGTATTTCTCCCCTTGATATGGTTATGAACCCGACGGCGGAAAACTTTCAGTCTTCGCCGAAGTTTATTCGTTCAATCATTTCTATGGGTGAACTCCGTGAAATGCTTGACAGGATGTCTAACGATGAAAATCGAGAATCATATCAGACGCTGTATAACTATCTTGTAAATATTCGTTATCACGCCCGTACATTTGAAGGTGATTGGTCTCAACGAGACCGTCTTTTCAATGTCGACGGTTTCTCGTCTTTCAGGGCGTACCTCCAGTCAGATTACTGTGAAGTCTTGACATACTACGGAGATTGGCATGATTATCATACACAAGAATTCCAAAAGAATCGTGTTATCATGGTTGTCGACCGTCATAAGCTTATTAGCAATCAGCCTAATCCAAGCTATTTCGGCAAACCTCCTATTTATCACGTACCTTGGCGGAAACGGCAAGATAACCTCTGGGGCATGGGTCCCTTGGATAATCTTATCGGAATGCAGTACCGTATTGATCACCTTGAGAATCTTGGGGCAGATATTTGGGACTTCGCCGCCTACCCGGTCCAAATGGTTACCGGATTTGTTGAGGATTTTACTTGGCAACCCGGTGAGAAAATCTTTGCGTCGGACGAAGGCAAAGTCGAAGTAATTCAACCTGAAGTATCAATCCTTCAGGGTGAACAAAAGATCGGTATGTACTCCGACACGATGGAGAAGATGGCAGGTGCTCCCGGAGAGGCTATGGGCTTCCGTTCTCCCGGTGAGAAGACGAAGTACGAAGTACAACGTCTTGAGAATGCGTCTGCGCGTATCTTCCAGAACAAAATCAACCAATTCGAAGAGCAGATGATCGAGCCGTTGCTTAACGCTATGCTCGAAATGGCTCGTCGTAACCTCTCTGATGCCATCACAATCCGTGTATTTGATGACGAACTTAAGACAGCTTCATTCGAGACTCTCAGCGTTGAAGACATTACAGGCGTTGGGCGTATTAAACCCATCGCTGCTCGTCACTTTGCTGAGCAAGCAGAGCTTGTCCAAAACCTTACGGCTCTTACAGGCAGCGGGCTTTGGCAGACAGTAGCTCCGCATTTCTCAAGTATTAAGCTTGCTAAATTACTTGAAACTACATTCGATCTCAACGACTACGAAATAGTCCTGCCTTGGGTCCAACTTGCTGAACAAGCAGAAGGACAGGCTCAGATTAACGTCCTCCAGCAGCAGCTTATGCAGCAGATGGGTACGGCCTCTGGGTTGGGTGAAGACTACGACGTCAACCCACAGACAGGTCAACCTGCGGCTCCTAAGCCTGCAGGAGGTACTATGGGGCTACAACGCAATCCTCCTCAGTCGGCTACGCCTGCAGGAACACTAGGAACTCAATAATGGTAAACACTAAGAATCCCCTCGATCCGTCGGATGCAATTGCACTCGGTCCTAATGGTCCTGTGACGGTAATTAAATCAATGGAAGGTCAGTACAACGAACCCGGTCTTCCTAAGCCTCCGGCTGGCTATGGCCGTGTCATCGGCTTTGTCGACTCCGTAGATGGTGACGACGCAGGTCCAGAAAGCCCGGATGAATTCTAATGACTGAACCTACCAATATGTCAATTACGGCATACGGTCGCCCTTCTATGAAGGAAGACGACCATCCTGACCACAACATGCCTGCACCTGAACACGATGGCACTATTCTTCCTACTGAAGCTCAGCGCTCGGAAGGACTTCAGAAACTCAAAGGTCTTATGAAAAGCTCGGCTGCTAAAGACATGATGGAGTCTGGAGCGATGGCCTCTAATTCTGTTTCTTACCTCGCAAGAGGTAAATAATGATTCGTAACTGGACCCTGCACCTCAAGACCGATGAGGAAAAGGAACGGTTCAAAAGAGAAATCTTAAGCGCTCGGGGAGTCCTTGAGCGTCTCGGTGAAATACTGAAATCCGAGGAAGATGACATCCACAACAAGGAACGCAACACCCAAGTGTATGCCCTTCCTAATTGGGATTACCGACAGGCACATTACAACGGTTACGTTGACTGCCTTAAACATATTCAATTTTTAATCAACCTTGACCATAAGGACAATGAGCAATCTATTCGAACAGGGCAACGACCAGCCCAACCTCCTCGAAGACTTCAAGAAGAAGTGGCAGGCGAAGTTTCCTGACGCTCCCGCTGAACTAATCGAGGCTAAAGCCCACAGCGATCTCCACATCAAAACGCTTGAAGCAAACAATGCTGAAATCCGTAAGATGTACACAGATGCTAAGGACGAACTCACAGCTAAGGCTAAGTGGGACGAGTATCTCGACCGACTGAACTCGAACAAACCCACAAACGATCAAGTAGCACAACCCCCAGCGAACGAAGTGAAAACAGAGCCTCTCGATCTTATGAAAATCGAAGAACTCGTGCAGAAGAAAATTCAGGAAACTGAAGCTCAACGGCGCGAGACCGCTAATTTCAATAAGGTCCAGTCTAAACTACAAGAACGATTTGGTGACAACGTCACTTCCGTTCTTCAGGAACAAGCAAATAATCTTGGTCTCTCTAAAGATGAAATCAACAGTCTTGCTAAGAAATCACCAGAAGCCTTCTTCAGGGTTCTTGGTTTGAACGACAAGCAAGGTGAAGGTTTTGTCGCTCCTCCTCGCAGTGATGTCCGAAACAATAGTTTCGCACCTAAGACTGAGAAGAGGACTATGAGCTACTACCAAGAACTTAAGAAGACCAATCCTAAGTTGTATCTTGATTCCAAAATCCAATCACAAATGGAGAAAGATGCCTTTAACCTAGGCATGGATTTCTTCGACGTTTAATTTTAAACCTAAGGATATCTTCACATGGCCGGTTTTACCGACATGACCCAGCAGAATCTTATCAGGACGAACCTCTGGAGCCGTCAGCTCAAGGAACTCCTCCTCGATGAGTTGAATGCTATGAAGTTTGTCAAGCTTATCACTGACTTCCCTGACGGTTACACTCTGAACATTCCTTCACTTGGTGAAGCTGAGACCGCTGATTTCAACGAAAATATGGCGATCAAGTACAACCAGTTCGATACGGGTAACTTCACGTTCTCGTTTGACAACTACAAGTACGCTGCTAACGCCATCTCGGAAAAGTTCAAGCGTGACTCGTTCTATGCTCAGGATGTGATCGCGGCCTTCGTGCCCCGTCAGCATCGTGCGCTCATGGAAGCCGTTGAGACCAACATCTTCGCCAAGGCGAACGCTGGACAGACTGCCTCTAACCTCAATGCCATTAACGGCGCTTCCCATCGTTGGGTTGCTTCCGGTACTGGTCAAACTATCTCTCTCGCTGACTTCCAGAAGGCCCAGTACGCCCTCCAGAAGGCCAACGTCCCCATGACTAACCTCTGTGCGGTCGTTGATCCTTCGGTTGCTTACACTCTGGCAACTCAAGCGAACCTCGTCAACCTCCTGTCGCCTATGCCGATGTGGGGTGATGTCACCAAGGACGGTATCGTCAGCGGCTTCAAATTCCGCTTCAACGTCTTCGGTTTTGATATCTACGTCAGCAATTACCTCCCGGCGATTGCTTCCGAGACCATCAACTCCGTTTCCGTCACTAACGGTGTCGCCAATATGTTCTTCTCTGCCACTCCGGGCGATACTACGCCTTGGATTGGTGCCTTCCGTCAGATGCCGACGGTTTACTCGGAGTTCAACAAAGACCTCCAGCAGACTGAGTATCTCACGATTGCCGAATGGGGCTTCAAGCTCTACCGTCCGGAGAACATGGTTATCATCCTGACCGCGCTTAGCGCAGTGCCTGCCTAAGAAAGGAACAACACAATGGTTTCTGGCAATTGGCTCGATCCTGATGGTCGTTTCCGTCAGTATGGCACTTCTAAGGCCACTCCTGAAGTCGGTGGTGATTATCTTGCATACGGTGAAACCCGTTGCATCGAACTCACTATCGATCTCACGACTCTGACTACGTCTCCTAAGGTTCAGTCCTACACTACGTTCTTCCCCAACTCGACTCAGATTTTCGTCGAGAAGGTTGTGGTTGACGTCGAAACCGCCTCTGCTGGTGGTACTTCGTTCAGTGTCGGTACTGGCTACCTGACGTCGTCTAACACTCCTCCGGTCGCTACCGCGATCTCCAACACGGCTTTCGTTAACGCCCTCGTTAACGCTAGCACTAACGCTGCTGGCGATCAAGTCTCGATGACCGCAGGTTCCACCTCCGCCGGTGGTTACATCGGTGGTGCTTCTGGTGACCAGACCCACAAGAACTACATCACTGCTCTCGCTTCCGGTACTTATACCGCTGGCTTGGTCAAGGTTCGTATTTACTATCGTGGTGTCGGTACGATCACTCAGTAATGGATAACGGGGCTGGGCGGAACCGTCTGGCCCCAATCCTAGAAAGGATACTATGTCTATTACACTTGATCTCTCTAACAACGACATCATTGCTAACTCTCTTCAAGTTGGTTCTACCCAAGTTGGAGGCACGGGAACTCTTCTTCCCGCTTACGAGTATGCAAACGTCACCCAACTCGGTGCATCTTCGACGTCCTTCACACTTTACGTGAACGGTTCGCTCGGAGGTGTCTTCCAAGTTGCAGGAGCTTCGGTTGTCTTCGGTACTGCTTCTACTAGTGGTACGATGCAGATCGAAGTTGCAACTGGTACTCAGGCTGTCGGTTCGGGAACGAACCAACTGACTGGTACTATGTCTCTCGCAGGTACTGCTAATACGACTGTTAACGGCACAGTTATTGCGTCTCCTACCAGCATCGCTGCTGGTTCCCGCATTAACGTCATCCTCGCTGGTACTCTCACCAGCTTGGCTAACTGCACTGTTACGGTTGTTCTCAAGCGGATCAGCTAAAGATCGGGGAGCTAGTCTCCCCTTTCTCATTAAGGATTTAAATGTCTAAAATAACGTTAGCCCCCATCGTTAATCTGCAGAATGAAACGACTGCGGTTAACGCTATGAATAGTAATAACACTACTATTGTAAACGCCTTCGATAATACAATCAGCCGAGATGGTACATCTCCTAATCAGATGAATGCCAGTATTGATATGAATAGTAATCATATCTTAAATCTTCCGGCTGCTACTTCTCCGACTGATCCTGTACGTAAACAAGAATTCGATGCTGCAGCATTTAATACGACAGTGATCTACAACGCCGGTGCTAGTAACGTCGTCTATTTCGACCAAGTAAGTACAGCACAGGCTACAAACATCCCAGCTTTCATTACTAGATTAGTTATCGGTAAGATTGGTTCTGCAGGCCCTACTTGTAACGCCCCTTATGTCCGTGGCGTCGTAGGTGGTCCCGGCGCATTTCAAGACGTCTCTTTGGCGTATTGGAACCTCGATCTATCTGGCAGTATAGTAAACGCCCAATGGTTTGGTGCAGGTACTACTGCAGATGACACTACTGCATGGCAGAACGCCATAAACAACTCTTCAGGTAAGACTCTTACTGGAGCCCACGGTACTTATACAATCACTACTACCTTAACTGGTGTAGATAATATCGAGATTGTAGATTGTACTCTCCAGCCTACAGCTACTACTGCACATCCTGTTCTGGATATGTCAGAGCATAACAACTGGCAAGTCCGCCGTGTGTGGTTTAAGAGTAACTACCCAACCAACTTAGATTACTCTTCAGCTAAGATTGGTGCTATCAAGATTTATAATTCTTCCAGCACTACCTTCCAAGGTATCGTAATCGATAGTTGCCATTTCTCAGATTTCTCCGATAACTACTGGATTTTCTCTGGTATTAACGGAAGCGGTGGATTTAAAGACACCCGAATTACTAACAACTTAATTACTTCTTCAGGTCTTGGTACTGGGAGCAATTACCGAAATCAACAGAAATATTGGTTTTGCTCTTTCGGCACTGGTAGCACAGGGTATAGTACCGGACTTGTAGTCGAAGGTAACTCAGGTGATTTCGATGACGTCTGTTTTGGCGTAGCTTTATTTTCCCGCCATGTCGGTTTCCGCATCGCAGGAAATACTATCCGCAATCCCGGTAGGTATTCTCAGTTTACTGGTCAAGATGTCAACAACTACGGCATCGTTATCTACGACTCTATCGCTGCGGCCGATGATGCATCTGCCCCAACGGATGGTATAGTTTGTAACAACTACATTCTTAATCCTCCATCTGCGGGTATCTACACAGCCACGGCTAATGATTTAAACATCTTCGGAAATACCGTCATCGGTCAGTTCCGTACAGATCAAATCCTACCTCGTGCAGGTATTGCTCTTAATGACGGACACCGTTGTAGAGTTCATAACAACAGAGTTCTTAACTGTTGGGGTGGTATTGCTGTAACAAGCCTTGAGTTGAATTTCTCTTCAGCTAAAGGTACTTGTACTGAAGTATTCGATAATCACATCGAAGTCGTAACAGGTATAACAGGTGCTTACGGAATTTATCTCTCAGGTATCAATCCAGCTACGGCTTTGGGTGTATATATCGTCCAAGGTAATTACGTCTCTACTACTAACAGCGATGGCATCTGTCTGATTGTACAGCCTAGTTTCTATCTCGGTAGTTTGCGTGTCACTAACAATAACTTCGTGTCAAGTTATCGATGTGTGGATATAGCTCTAGCTCACGTCAATAAAGAAATCGTCTTCCAGAATAACAAATACTCTGGACCGATTAGCAGCGTAGCTTTGAATGCACAAAGCCTTCAGGATTATGAACGTCTGACAATCAAAGGTGAAATCTTCGATATGTCAGATTCGTCTAACGGCTATGGTGTCACAATTGATAACAACACCATCAGTGTTTCTCTAAGCGATTGTACCTTCATCAACAAGACTGGAAGTAATTACTGCATCAGCGGTAATAACACACAGGCTAGTGTTAAGAACAATAATTTCAGAAACGTCAACAGTGCTAACCGAGTTCTCGGCGGTTCTATCGGAACAGCTCAACCAGCTTGGAGTGGTGTTGCAGGTGATGAAGTTCAGAACCTCTCTGCTCCGTCTGAAGCAGGAACAGCCGGTAGTAAATATCTTCTTACTGGATGGACTAACGTCGGCACTACTAACTGGCTTCCTAATCGAGTTCTCACAGGTAACTAATGTCTAAAGTAACTCTTTCAAATGTAGGCAGCTTGGTTGATACGACTTCTGCACAAGCTACTATTAACGCAAACAACGATATCATTGCTTCGGCATTCGATAACACACTCTCAAGGGACGGTACTTCACCTAACCAAATGAGTGGTCCGATTGATATGAACACAAACCGTGTTCTCAATCTCCCTCAACCGTTAAGTCTTCTCGAACCCGTCCGTCTTACTGACGTCAATACCCTGAAGCTTGGTGGAACTATCTCCACCATTCCTGCAGGCGGTTCAACTCATAACATCCTAGAGAAATCTTCTAATACAGACTACGCCGTAGACTGGACTGGAACCCCTACGTTCACCACAGTTACTTCCGGTAACTTCGTAGGTCCGGGTACAGGTTTGACTGGAACTGCTGCCTCACTGTCAGTTGGTTCTGCCAATACTGTCGTGACTAACGCCAACTTAGTTGGCCCTATTACTTCAATAGGAAATACGACTTCAGTAGCTTCTCAGACAGGAACTGGCACTAAGTTCGTGATGGATACATCGCCGACTATTGCGACAGCAACTCTTAACAGTCCTACATTGGTTACTCCTGCTTTAGGAACTCCTGCAAGTGGTGTTCTTACTAACGCCACAGGTCTTCCACTTACTACAGGCGTCACAGGCAATCTTCCAGTAACTAACCTCGGCAGTGGCACAGGTGCTTCCTCATCTACTTGGTGGAGAGGCGATGCCACATGGGCAGCTCCGTTGGCTTCTCTCAACGGTCTTACTGGCGCACGTACTTTCTCAGTCAATAAACAAATCTTTACAATTAACGGAACCTACACTCCTACTGCCGGTATGGTCTACTGTATCATCGAATGTGTCGGTGGCGGTGGAGCAGGCGGAGGATCAGCAGGGAACGCCACTGCATCAATCGGTGCAGGTGGTGGACAGTCTGGAGGCTATGCCCGTTTAGTCGCATCAGCGGCCACCATAGGCGCTTCTAAAGCCGTTACAATCGGTACTGGTGGAACTTGTACAGCAGGTGCCAATACAGGCGGTTCTGGTGGTGATACTTCAGTCGGAACTATCTGTGTCGCTAAAGGTGGTGCAGGCGGTTCTGCCACTGTAGTAATGCCCCTAGGAGGTAATTCAACGACGGCAGGCACTGGAGACTTCACAGTCCCCGGACAAGTTGGTGGTAATGGTATCTACTGCTCTAATAATAACGTAGTAGGTTATTCTGGCTATGGCGGACAATCTTACTTCGGAGGCGGTGCCCTTGGAGTGATGTCCACTTCATCTACAGCCGCAGGCAACAACGGTGACAACTACGGAAGTGGTGGCAGTGGGGCTACATGTTATGCAGGTGCTCTTGCTAACGTCTCTGGTGGTTCTGGAAGCAACGGTATCGTCGTAATCACAGAATTTGTAATCACATGAAAAATTTCGATATATGTTTTAAATACCTTCTCATCGATGAAGGCGGTTATACAAACGATCCCAGTGACAGTGGTGGGGCTACTAACCTAGGTATTACAATCAAAGACTACCGGATGTACATCAAGAAGGATGCTACACCAGATGACGTCAAAACACTCACAGTCGCCCAAGCCAAAAGTATCTACAAGTCGAAATACTGGGATGCTATTGGTTGTGATGCTCTTCCCGCTGGTGTTGATAACGCTTGTTTCAATTATGGCGTCCTTGCTGGTATAGGTCGTCCTAAGGCAGACCTCAAGAAGTTTGCTTCTATTAAAGACCCTGATCAGCTAATCGACGCTATCTGCGATGAAATGAAACACTTCCTAAACGATCTTGCTACGTCTCGTCCTAAGGATGAGAAGTTCAGGAAGGGTTGGAATAACCGTGTCGACCGTCTTCGTAAGAACAGTCATTACCTCGCCGCTTCAAAGAAAGACTCGACAAGTGGACCAATTGCTGGTACAATTACGACCGGAATTGGTGCAACACTTTCGCAGTACTTCCATACACATCAAACTGAAATTATAATCGGTTCTATTCTAGCCGCAGTGCTAATCGGAACTATAGTTCACCTCTACAGGAATAAACACTAATGGATATCCTCTCAAACCTCAACTGGGGCATGTTCGAAGTCCTCGCTGGTCTTGGTCTCGGCTATTGGCTCCGTGGCCAGAATATGGCCTCCATCCAAGCCGATGTAACGTCGATCAAAAATGAAATCGAAAAGATTAAAAACCTCTTCACCCCAGCCCCTGCCCCGGTGGCAGCGCCTGTGGCAACAGTCGCAAACTAAACTCTGGGCTGGTCTTCAAGGCTCAGGTGCAGCACTGCTTGCTGCCGTAACTGAAATAAATACAGTCACGACTTCACAGCAGTTCAAGGACGTCCTCAATACGATGACAGTTCCTTGGTACATCCCGACGGGATTGGCTGTAATGGCTTTGATTACCTACGTGGCACACGGTCACACCGATAATGCTTAGTCTACTGTCTAGCGTAGCAACCTTTATCCCGGTAGTCGGTCCTATTGTAGATGGAATTGTAACCATCTTTAAAAATAGGTCTGATGCCAAAGTAGCTACTGCTAAGATTGACTCTGACGAACGTGTACAAACAATGCAGGCTAGCAATTCGCTTGTTAGCCTGTTTGTTAATGACGTCATGGTAAGAGTTTGCAGGGACATCATTATGTTTCCCGGAAGTATCTACTGCGGAACCATTATATGGGACCGTTGGGTTGAAATCCGTCATCCTGAATTAGTCTGGGGTGTTAAACCTCTTATGGGGTCTATGGAGCTTCTTCCCTTCGCTCTGCTAACCTTCTTCTTCGGTTCTGCTTACCTTTACTGGACTCAACGTAAATGAGACAAACTCTTCTCTCAATGACTCAAGACATCCTTAGTTCGATGTCTTCAGATGAAGTCAATTCCATTGGTGATACTGTAGAAAGTCTACAAGTCGCTAACATCATTAAGCAGAAATTCTTCGATCTTATCGCAAGAGTTCCTCTTAGTGATCTCGAAGGATTGGTCCAATTACAGTCTTCAACCGATCCTACTAAACCTGTCTTGATGTACGTCCCAGATGACGTCGAACACATCGAATGGCTTAAGTATTTCGATAGTGACACTGTAGGTACAAGTACTTCTAACGGTTTTGTCCACAGTCTTAATGTAGATATTACTTCATCTGGTAATTCTGTACCAAGTCTGATCCCTCCGGGATACCTTGACGTAGAAATCCTCAGTAATCTTGATTTCATTAACATGGTTACGGATTTCAATCCTCAAGAAACTAATGTAAAAAGCTTTAATTACAACCAAGGTGTCACAGGTCAAAACTATACCTTCTACTACAAGACAGACCGGACACCTCAGTATTGTACAATTCTTAATAACAAATATGTCGTCTTCGATGCATATGACAGCACCGTAGACACCACCCTACAGACCACTAAAACAATGGCTTGGGGGCGCAAGACTGCTCAGTTCTTGATGCAGGATAGCTTCATTCCACCTCTGAATGACGAGCAATTCCCTCTTCTTTTCAACGAGTCTAAGCTTGCTGCATTCTTCGAACTCAAACAACAACCACATCAACTCGCTGACCGTGAAGTAAAACGTGGTTGGTCTGAAGTTCAGAAAAACAAATCAGTTGTCAACAAACCTACTTACTTCGATGCCATTCCTAACTACGGACGTTGGGGCAGAGGAGGTTGGGGACAACCTCAATATTTTAAACTAAGAGGATGGGATAGATCATGATCTCCGCTACTGCTAATACTTACGCCGCTGACCGCGTCTTTAATCTTAAACTCATTGATGGCAAGACCGCCGTCGGTTCTACTGGTCAACTAGACCCTACGTTGTTCAAAGACGGTGGTAATAAACTACACGGTCTTATGGATGGTGAGACTTGCCTTTGGTACTTCAAGTACGAGAAGGGAGCACTACCTCCTGCACTACGTGACCAAACCTTTACTAGCTTTTCTAAACTTCAGAAGTACGCAGAAGATTACTTCCGTACTCGTAACGTCGAAATCTCCGAAGTAGTTACTAATGCCTAGCCAAACCGTCTCCTCTGTCGAAAATAATTTCACGAAAGGACTGATTACTGAGTCTACTGGACTTAACTTTCCAGAGAACGCAGCTACTGATTGTGATAATGTAAAATTCGAAATCATTGGAGACGTAACTCGTCGTTTTGGAGTTGACTTAGAAACAGGTTATGTCAGCACTCCTGCTGACGTGTCAAGCAATGCCCAAAGCAGCTATATCTGGAATAATCCCGGTGGCGATAGTACGGCTAGGCTGATGGTCCGTCAAATCGGGGGTACGCTGTATTTCTATCGAATAAATGCTGTAGACGCTATTCACGGTCTTAGTTCTTATCCATTGAATACGGTTGACTGTACTCAGTTTGTAAGCAGCACGGGTTTTGATAATACAGTTGAATGTGAGTATGCAGACGGCAATGGTTATTTGTTTGTTTACCATCCTAACTGTGATCCGTTTTATGTCACGTATAACAACGGAAATTTAACTTCGACTTCTATCCAAGTTAAGATTAGAGACTTCATCGGTGTTAACGAAGCCGGTGTTAACGTCAGCGACCGTCCTGTAAGTTTAAGCTCAGATCATCAATACAATCTTGTCAACCAAGGTTGGGTTAGTGGTTCTCCTTGGAGTGCTACTTCAGTAGGAAGTGCTCCTGCACTTAACACAGGTTCTCAAGTTTATTCTGTAGCTTCCGGTATTACAGGAATTGTTGCAGGTCAACAAGTTACAATACGAAATACTTTTGACCGATTCCCCGGAGGAAACCTTCTTCCTGCCGGTTCTATTATAGGTAGTGGTAACGTGACGTCATATGTCGGCACAAGCTTGACTATTAACATGACGACAATCAATACAGGTGACCAATACTCTCAACTAGGTCCTTATACAATTACTCCAGTCTCGTCTGGATATATCACGACGTGGAACTCGGCTATGGGTAACTACCCAAGCAATGCAGACGTGTGGTGGTATTTCAAGAATTCCAGTGGAGTGTTTGACCCTGCGACAACTAACGGTAATATCACAATCAATACTGGACCTGCGCCTAAAGGACATTTCATTCTAAATGCCTTTAATCAGCAAAGGTCTCTTACGTCTGGTATATCAGGTCTAACAGACGTATCGACAACTGCACGACCACGTACGGGAGCTTGGTTTCAAGGCCGTGTGTGGTATGCCGGAGTAGATGCCAACCAAGCTGCCCAAGGAGATGCTCTGTTCTATTCATGGACAGAGAATATCTACTTCAGCCAGATAGTATTAACTGGGCGTGACTTCGGTAGTTGTTACCAAACCAATGACGCTTCTTCAGAAAACTTAAATAGCATTCTTCCTACTGACGGCGGTGTAATCACTATCTCAGGTAGCGGTAAAATCCATAAGTTATGGCCTATATCTAATGGTTTACTTGTGTTTGCTACCAATGGTGTATGGTTTATTACAGGTAGTCAAGGAATTGGTTTCGCAGCTAACGACTATACTATAACTCAGATCAGTAAGATTAAAATCATCTCTAGTAAATCTTTCGTAGATGTCTTAGGTCTTCCTTATTTCTGGAATGAAGAAGGTATCTACCAAGTCGTACCTAATCAAACAGGTCAGCTTACTGTAGAACCTATTACTGTCGGAACTATTCTTTCTTTCTTCAATGAAATCCCTCTTAGCAGTAAAATTTATGCCAAGGGTGCGTATGATACCGTTAACTACCAAATCCAATGGATTTACAGGTCTACTAATGAAAACGGTATCCCTACTAGATATAGTTATGACAGAGCGTTGAACTTCAACACTTACAATAAGTGTTTCTATCCTTATACGTTTTCTCAAGGAAATAACAACGAACGTATAAGTACAATCAACTATGTAACCTACCCTACTTCGGTTAATGCACCTGATCCTGCGTTTAAATATGGATGTTCGTATAACCTACCTACTAACGCAAGCATTACATTCGCTCAAGAAGGAAGTACTTATGTCGACTGGACTACGTTGTCCGGAGGTATTGATTACAGCAGTTATTTCGTAACTGGATATAAACTTCACGGCCAAGGTCAGAAGAGATTCCAGATTCCGTATATCTATATGTTCAGCCGTAGTAAAGGCTTTAGTAATTTAAGCTATGCCATACAAGGTATCTGGGATTACGCCAACAATCGTAACTCAGGACGGTGGAGTACTGCTGAAACAGTTAATATCAAGAACGATAATTTCGACATGGTCTACAAGCGACATAAACTAAGAGGCATGGGTATTACTCTACAATTTAAAGTCCAATCAGTTTCAGGATATCCCTTCGACATCATGGGTTGGTCTGTCTATGAAAATATTAACCAAGGTGTATGATGTTCGGTGTTGATGACGCCATAGAATTAGGTATCGGTGCCGTAGGTTTGGGGATGCAAGTCTTCGGAGCCTTCGGTGCTTCCAATACAGCCAAAGAAGAAGCTAAAGTCAGTAAAGATGAAGCTTTGCATGAACAGAATATTAACGATCTAAAAACCCAACAGATGGAACTAGAAGGTCGTCGATCTCTGTTGCAGACATTTAGGAATACCCAACGTGCTGTCGCTATGGGTATCAATTCAGCAGTAAACCAAGGGTCTCAGTTCGGCTCTGGTCTGCTTGGGGGTATAGCTGATACTCAGAACCAAGGTAACTTCAACGCTCTTGGCATTAACCAAGCGTTGTCAATCGGACGTAATATAAACACAGAGAACCAAGGTATTTCTCAAGACAGAATGAAGATGGCTGATCTTAAGGGTCAAGAAGCTACTTCAAATGCTTGGCAGAGCCTTGGAGGTGCTTTGATGAAGTCTGGAGGAACTATAGGCAACTTAGGAGCTAATCTCTTCAGTGGCTTCGGTAAGTCTTCCAATCCATACTACGGACCTTTAAATTACAATGGTTGAAACTCTTCCTACAGTTACTGTCACTCCTGAAGATGACGCAGTAAATCTTCCTCCTGCTGACGACAGTTCTGTACCGCTTCCTCCTGACGTAGCTACCCGTCGTGCTGTAAAAACAGTTCAGACAGGACTTGTCAATCAATCTGTACCAGACCTTACTGCACAATTTGCAGCAGGGAATGAAAACCTCATCCGTAAACAAGCTGCTACTCAAGCAGACTTCAATCGTAAGATGGAGATGCAGAAGCAGCTTGAAAACTTCGCTGCCACTAAGAACGGACCTTTAGAAGAGTCTGAAGTCCAGAAGTTCCTTAACCCTTACAATCCTGCAAATCAACCTGCAGACCCTGATTTAGTCATTGAGAGAGCTTACGCCCAGAACACCCTTTCTTCTCTTAATACTGCTAAGGGATTTATGCTTGACAACTTGATGACTCAGGCAAGCGTAGACTCACCTCAACAAGTTCAACAGACACAAGAAGACGGCAGTGATCTACTCACTAAGAACCTCTATCTAAGTCACAGACTTGAGAATGCCGAAGCTCTTATCTCTCAACAATCCTATGCAGGTTACGGGGCAGACTTCGCTAAGAACCTCTTCCAACCTTATGTCGAAGTCAAGCTTCGTGGTCAAGTAGGTTCTGCTTTAGCTGGTTTAGGTTTAGGTAGTAATCTCGACGAAGCACACTATACATTGTATAGGATGCCTCTCGAAGAGTTTAAAGCTACAGTTGATAAAGTATATGCCAATCTGTCTAAAGACAACCCCCAACTAGCACGGATGTGGTTGAAGAGCATGCTTTCCCAGAATTCATGGGATACTGCTCTCAATAATACTTTCTCTGCAATGGCTGTTCCTGACTACCTCGCCGTAGGTAAAGTTGGAGCTAAGATACTCGGTAAGGCCGGTAAATTAAACCAAGCCCGTAAGGCCACTAGAGACCTCGTAGATGCCGTAGGACGTAATCCTGATGCAAATGCTACTACTGTGGCTGAAGGTCTAGGAGACACCCATGCTGCTGCTGTCTCTAAGGTCAATGATGCCATTCAAGCTGCCGCAGAAGGACACGGTAATCCCTTAGAGCTTGCTAAATCTACCCTCCTGTCTGCGTGGTGGGAGGACGCAAAGAAGTTTGTCTCCAATCCCGGTACATATCTCAGCCGTGAACTTGTAACCCGTACGTTAGATGACATCGAACGGGATGGCGAAGCTTTGTTTAATGAACTCTCTACAAGTAACCGTCCTGAACGTCTTCCGGGGATTATTAACAACCCAGAAAATATCGATAAACTTAAGGATAAATACCGTGCTGACTACCGTGGTCCTGCTAATACTCTTCTTGATATTGATCTTGAAAAAGAACCAGTAAGTAATACTTGGTGGTGGAAGAGTCGTGTCGGTAACTACGACGGTACGTTATTCCCTGATGTAGAGACTGCTAAGGGATTTGCCAACCAACTCGGTATTGCTGAACCTATTGTCAAAGGTGCTACACCTGATAAAGTCTACGTCCCTGAGGCTGCTCTAAGCAAGCCTAAGATGTATGGACCTAAGACTTGGTTTATCACACCTGAGGAACAGACCGCACTACGTAAAGCCGTAGAAGACGGTAAGTACGGTGAACAAATCGATGGAGATAAGCTTCGTCTCTTCACTGATGCCGATAACAAAGTCTTCATTGAAGGACGTAAAGAACCTCAACCGGGAATGATCCCTGTTGAAGTCAAGGGTAATAAGATCAAGTACCACGAACCTTATAATGGCGAACGTGTATCTACTCTTGGTGAAGTAAAGCAGACTGATAAAGGTGTCCGTTTCTTTAAAGATGACGGAGCTGAAATCCTTTCTACTCCTAATCCTACTCCCGGCCATATTCCTTACAACCTCAAGACTGGTAAGTTCGAGCCTAAGCTATCTCCTGAACAAGCTGCTATCGAACAGCAAGGACTAGGCTTCCATATCGAGATGTGGTCTCCGTTGAAGGAGACTGATGATCTCACCCGTAACCTCATGATGAACGGTCCTGACGTCTCTAGCATGAACAGTGCTACGGGAACGAAGTCGGTTGTCAACGGATTGCTTGGTTGGGTTCGTAACTCAGAAGACACACTCAGTAAGGCTGAAAGTGAAAACAGAAAAGCTGTTACATATGCTCAAAGTAATATCCAGAAATGGGCTCACAATCTTGCGAAGGATTTGGAAGATGTTGCTTCAGGACGTGTCCGCGAAGATCAAGTAACAGGTGAGAAACTTAATCCACTTGTAGTCTATCCTAAGTCTTTCTTCGGTAAGATTAAATCCCGACAAATCGCTAAGGAATTCGAACGTACGCTAGACCACAGTCGGCGTATGGTTGACCCTGAAACTAAGGAACCCGGTTACTTCTTCAAGACTGCTGGCGAACTCCAAGACTTCTATCTCCGTAATTTCAAGCGTGATCCTTCTTACCTAGAGACTAAAGCTTACTTCAATTTCGCTAAGTTGGTCGAAGGTGACCGTATGATGCGTGAAGTCAGTGAGTTTCGTTATCGTGCTAGACTTGGGACCGAACAGCACAGTCTTACAGTTCTTGACCCAGCTACTGGAGATAAAATCAAGACTCCTTTCTTCGATGGTATTCGTGAACCTACGTTCCCCGGTGGTGAGGAATACATTCTCGTCATGGGTAAAAACAAAGGTGATGAAACTCTCTACAAGCTTGGGCATATCAACGACAAACTCGTAGACGATCTCAGAGCTAAAACTGCTTCCGGAGAAGGCAAGGTCATTCGTATCTACGACAAAGACCATATGCCTCTTGAGAATGAATTCGAAGTCGCTAACGGAAAGCTTATCCAATACGTCTACACTGAAAGTTCAGAAACTAAACCTATTGAATTCAATCACGTCAACCGACGTGGTGGTGGCCACTTCGAATGGGATTACGACCATTGGTTGAAACAAGCCGATGTCCGTGCTCAACATAACGTCGGATTGAATAACAAACTCCCCGGACTAGAGAATGTCTACGTCGGAGATAAAACTGTTATGCCCATCAAGAACGCCAAGATGGGCGAAGACGTCGCTAAGATATGGAATGAAACACATCCTTTGATGGCTGCAGGCCGTTGGGATGAAATCAAACCTATGGTTGCTAAGCTTGGTATCAAGTACGAAGATTTCGTAGGTTGGTATAAAGCAGGCAAAGACCCTAAGACTGGTAAGCCTACCCGTCCGTTGCTTAACTTCCATGAGCCTATTGTAGTTGTTCCTAAGAACAAGAAGATCGTACAGATGTCTTCTGATCTTCAGAATCGCTACCGTATTCCTCTTGAGAACGGTAAGTACCGAGAAACCTTCCGTGATGCCACGAAGACAGGCCCTGCTAATAATTTCAAGGTAGATTACAACCAAGAACGTAATTCTTCGATATCGCTGTCCACTATTAACGACATCGGTACTGAAGGTAATCCTATCTACCAACATCAACCTGCAGAAATGGTTGATCCATTGACGACTATGAATAGAGCACTCAACCGTGTCATTCAGAGTACGTTCATGGACGACTATAAGATCAGTGCCGTCGAACATTGGCTCCGTGAAGCAGGTAAGTACATCGACGCTGAAGAAAGTGAACTCCGCAGTACTCCTTTCTTCCATTTTCAAAATCCTAAATACCGAGCTGGTGTTCCTAAGTCTACTATCTGGAACCTCGAAAGCAATAGGTTTAAGATTAATCAATTCGTCGGTACTCCTAATAAGTTCGATACTTGGGTACACGACTTTACTTCGTCGTTAGCCGATAAGTTCTACGAAGCATACGGCCCGGAACAAAATAGATCGATATTTACTAAAGCTAAGACTATAGTTCCAATCTGGATGCTTCATCACGTCACCGACCCTGTTCAATTCATGCGGTCGGTTACGTTCAACTTCAAGCTAGGTTTGTTCGCCATCCCACAGTTTCTTGTGCAGGCACAGACCCATGCTCTTATATGGGCTCTAGAACCTCGTCACGGCACCGCTGGTACGTTTGGGATGCTTCTCCATGCTTGGGGCAGCTTCACTGATAAACCTGCTGTATTGGCTTCTCTCGATAACTACGCCAGTAAGTTCAACGCCTTCGGAAGTAAGTTCCGTCCGGGGGAATGGCTGGAAGCTCGTAGAGAACTACAGAAATCAGGCTTTCAGAACGTCGCAGGTGAATACAGTAATATCAATAACCAGCTCAAGACTCGTTTCATTATGAACGACTTCGAGAAAGGATTGAAGCTTGGTCAATACCCATTCAGACTTGGTGAAGAAAGCACACGCATTACGGCTTGGTATACTGCCTTCCGTGAATGGCGCGAGGCTAATCCTACTCAAGCCATCACTAATGTCGAGCGCAACAAAATCCTGCAGAAGGCTGACTTACTTACGGTCAATATGTCGAGAGCCAGTAGCTCTGGTCTCAACCACGGTGTGTTCTCGCTTAGCACGCAATTCCTGACCTATCAGATCAAATTAGCAGAGCTATTCTGGGGCAAACGGTTGGCAGATACTGCTGGACAACGGTGGTTAGCTCGTGCTAGAATTGTGAGTTTGTTCTCCGCACTCTACGGCCTGCCTAACGCCATCGGTGTCACTGGTGCTCCAGTTGCTGATAACATCCGTGAGCATTTCATGGATGATCTCGGTTACATCCCCGGTGAAAAGTGGCTTTCTACAATGATCAACGAAGGTCTGCCTGCATGGCAGATGGCGATGATTACAGGTAAACTCGATAACGTCGGAGATAGATTTGGTTCGCAAGGCTTCCAAAATATTAAACAGGCGCTGCGCGGAGATATTCCGTGGTGGCAAGCCGTCGGTGGTGCTAGTGTATCTACTACTGCTAAGTTCCTCAACTCTGCTCTTGATCCTTTTAGCCAATACGCTGCATCGTGGATTAGAGGCGATAAAACTGATGATCGATTTACAATACGGTCCGCCGATCTAGTTGAACCATTGAAACAGATCAGTTCCGTCTCTACCGCAGCTAAATGGTGGACAGCAATGCAGACTGGTAAGTGGATTAACAGCAACGAACAGTACGTCACTGACGTCTCTCCGTTGCACGCCACACTGCTTGGTCTAACAGGTATGTCTCCTCAAGAACAAGACGACATGTTCATCAAGAACCAGATGCTTAAGGGTGAAACTGAGGCTAAGAAGTCTGCATTGAGAGACTTCATCAAAGACTGGCGTCGAGGTATCGAAAGCAAAGAGAACAACGACCCCGAACAAGGTGATGCCTACTTCCGAAATGCAATGGCTAGAGCCAAGGCAGTCGGTATGGCTCCTGAAGAAATCAATACAGCTATCGCTCTTGGTAACCGTGGTTACGAAAGAGCTATCGATAACACAGATCGTAATGTCTGGCTGAAGGGTGACTACAACAAACGTGACCAACGCCGTGACATCTACCATAGACAACTTGATATGAAAGACAAACAATAATGCCTTACAAAGATCGTGAGAGATATCTTTCGACTCAGAGAGGGTATTATAAGAAAAATCCTGAAGCTTATAAATGGCGTGTGCGTCTAAATAACTATGGGATTACTAAAGAACAGTTCTTTGAAATATTAGATAAACAAGATAACAAATGTGCTTTGTGTAACAAACCTTTTGAAAGTCTGTGGGGCAATCACTGCCACATAGACCATTGCCATGAAACTGACAAGGTACGTGGCCTGCTCTGCATGAGTTGTAATGTTGGTTTGGGAATGCTCGGCGATACAAAAGAAAAACTTATGAAAGCAATTAATTATCTCGAAGGAGAACTTCGTTGAGTGTCTTTAATCCTACTGCTGCTCCGGGGCAGGACATGATGCCCAACTGGACGAATGTAACCCGTCCTATCTCTGAACCTATGGCAGACAGAAGCACTGCGTTAGCCATCAAAGGTATCGGAGATACCATCGAAGGTGCAACTACTGTAGCTGACAGCTCGATGAAGAACGTCATCGGTAAGGATGTCAGAGATACTGTAGAAGCAAGCCGTAATGACTTCACACGTACACTAGAGATGGCCCGTAATGCCCAGCTCAGTAACGTCACTAACGACAACAACGTCTTACCTGCCAACTCTACTCCTACAAGCAACCCACCTCCTGCTGTCGTACAAGGTGTCGATAAACTAGGAAGCATCCAAGCTGCCTATAGTAACGGTAAGATAAATGATACCTACTACTCTCAGAGACTTATGGCTGATGTCACTTCACTGAGAGCTAAGTATCCCGGATATGTAGACTACATCGATCAGAAGGTTTCTGCCATCACTGGCATGAACCCAGCTAACGCCTATGTCCAGAACCTAATGACGGACATCAACCGTGCTCAGGTTACTAAACGTACTGTAATTGATAAAGCTGTCGATGACGCCATGAAGTCAGGTTATCCTAACTCAGACAAGATGGTGCAGAAACTCCAGCAAGACGGCGAAAATTTCCTACCTCAGTTTCGTCAGTGGTATTCTGAACAAACTATGCTTGACAGCACTCTTAAGCGTAACCAAGCTCTCCGTAATGATTTCAAAGGTAAGGTAGAAGACTACGCTAAGACTCGTGAAGAAGACTGGAGTAACGAAGTCGGTGCAGCTATCCAGAACAACATGTCCACCCTTACTACAGTAAGTGGGATAGACAAACCTCAGAAAGCTCTCGATCTTCTCCAAGATGCAGCTAACAATCCCGGTAAGTACAACGACGAGACTATGCGTCTCTTCGCTAATAAGATACTTGCCCAAAAGGCTGTTGTCTTCTCCCAACTAGATGCCAAGGCTGCAGAACGGCATCAAGATAGTTCGGGTCGGTGGTATTCATATAACTCAGATATCACTCCCACTAAAGTCCAAGAGATCAAGAAACAAGTCGGAGCTTACTACGACCAAATCCATGACGCTTTAATGAACGGTGGTGTCAACGGAGCTGGCATTGCATTCGCCCGAGCACAACAGGCTTCTGCTATGCTTGGTAGTCGTCGTGCAGATATCTTCGGCAGTGAAGTCGGTAAAGACATCCAGACATTCCAAGTCCTCAATGAAAGCATGGGTCCTAACTGGACTGCAGCTATTACAGACAGTGCTCTCCGTGCCCGTGTCGATGACAGCATCCGTCCGTTGTTTACCGTCCGTCGTCAGCAAGGTGCTGCACAAACTGATGCCAAGACAGGAGGACCTGCTTATACATTCAAGGATATGGCAGGTGAAGCTCTCAACCTAGAGAAGATTAATAAAATCTCTTCCTCCATGAGAGCCCGGTATCTCGGTGCAGGTATTGATACCTTTGTCAGTGATATCACAAGTAACGAAGCTCCTGAACAAGCTAAGATCAATGCAGTGAAGTTCTTCTTCAGTAAAGAAGGCCAAGGCATTCTTCCTAACTTCAAAGACGACAGTACTACTCCTGACGGTAAGCCTCTCCCCGGTAGACAGACTATCTGGAATAAACTTACTTCAGACGACATGGTTCGTAACATCGCTAAGCTTAGTGCTAAAGACCCTAGTATTGGTAAGATGTACAAAGATGCCGTAGAGACTGAAGCAGGCAGTTATCTCTATTACAAAGACCTTCAGAACCTCAATCAACTTACTGGACACGACGACCTCCACATCAAATACAACGACGGTGGTGGTAAAGGCATTCCTACGATTACCTTAATCGATAAGAATGGCAATGAAATCAAACCCCGTGGTGCATATCCGTCAGCAACTTATACAACTAATTCTCCAGAGACGGACAGGACTTCTCCGTATATCTTCAACGCAGTAGCTACTATCGGCCGTATCAATAACGCCCTTGCTGGTATGTCTAGAGTTGAGAAAGGTTTCGGTGGAGACGCTACTAATCAACTCCTGTCCTTTATGATTAACTCTCAAGTCAATCTAGGACATAATTGGGAAGGTCTTCCTGCCAAACTAATGGATGCCATCGCTGCTTCTGCAGGACGTGGTAAACTCAAAGATATCATGGAACAAGGACAGAAGTAATGCCTCGCTGGCCTGCTGGACATAAGAAACGTACAGATCGTAACTACGCAAAGGAGACTGCCTACGAATCGTCTCCGATGCAGAAGGAACGTCGTGCTCAACGTACTAAAGCTCGTTACAAAGCTATTAAGAAAGGCACCGTTCATAAACATGACGGTAAGGAATTAGACCATGTCGGATATCATCCTACTGGCAGTCTCGCTCGCGTTCCTGTTCGGGCTGTTAGTCGCTCTGCCAATCGCCGTCGTCAACCGCCACACAAGGGATATCGGTGATGGGGATCGGTACTAGTTTAGGAATGCACTTCGAGGATGAACACCATTACAACTCTGTCTTATGGGACCCTAAGAGATTTCAAGGAGATGAGTTGATGGAAACTACTCCTAATAATATGATTACTAACAGGCAACTAGATAATGCAGAACTTGATCCGTCTTCAGGTATGGGTATAGAAGTCAAGTACGACACTGTACTTACTCCTGAAGAAGAAACTAAATACAAGTCTTTGTATGGAGAAGATGCAGATAAAGATTATGACATGCGTGGTTACTTCAAAGCCAACCCTGACGTCAATCCTAATGCACCCGGAGTTCATTACCCAGATACGTATAAGAAACCAAACCATCCTACATTCAGTGATGAATCTATCTACAACGGTGTAGATGGAGAGCAAGGTGGGCATTGGGGTAACGTCAATGGTAAAGATACCTTCACACCCGGTCCAACTAATCTTAAGAACTTTGGAGAAGATGGTTTGAAGGATTACTTCAATCGTGTCGAACCAGATGTCGAATTGAACCTATCAGGTTCAAAATAGGCACCTATTTAAGTACTTATTGCCTAAAAAAGGCACAAAAAAAGGCCCCAAGGAGAAATCCGAGGGGCCTTAAGTTTTGTTAGACTATTGTTAGTGTTATGTACTCTGGTCTATACAGAGTGAACGACCATCCGATTACTGGACAGTAGTCGTCGTAGGGCTATACGTCCAAGCCTCGAAGTCCTGCAGAGCCTTGAGACCATCAGCGGCAGAGCCGGTGTTGATGACATCCTTGGCAGCAATCTTCGCCTTCTCAGCAGCCTTGACAGCGGCGTCATAGCCGTCACAATCAGGGGCGTTGTCGAGCTTGAAGGTGATACCATCGATCGGAGAACCGTAGAACTCGTCGTCCTCAGCCCACGAATCAATCTGAGAGGTACGCTTCGTGTCGAGGGTGTACTTGTCGTTCTTGATGGCGTCGATCAGCTCCTTGTAAGTAGAAGGAATCAAACGGCCATTGATGTTGAACTGCTTCGCGAAGGCGTCACGCTTGTCGTAGAAGATCGACTGAACACGGTCGTTGAGGTAACGGCGGGAAGCTTCGATTTCGTTGTAGGTGGTCATTGTGTTATCCACTTCTTTTTCTTGGTTACACACCTTGGCTCCGAACTTCTTCTTGGGAGCTTCGCAGGCGGGTGCAGCGCATTTCGCTTCAAATGCACAAATGGGCATAGCCCAATTCAATGTAGTCGTTTTCATTTCAATAGACATCTCAGTTGTAATGTACTCGTAGTACAATTTAGCTATCCGAGTTTTATTGAAATCACTCGGGAATTTCTTTTCGTATTCAGTATAAGACAGCATGATTTCTCGGAGATACAGGGGCCAGCTAGCTTTATGTCACTGGCCCCTTCTGTAGGTGCGTGTTCGACTAAATCACGCTTTCAATTTATAGTCCCTTTCCTACAGGTTATGAATTATCTCAGGCGTCGTGTGCGACGGCAACTGCTTCTGCGTCTTCCGCGATGAAGACGACCGGGGTCTCCGGCTGTGCGGCTTCACCTTCACTGGGGACGATGGGGGCGACGGTGGGGTCGACCTGAACCAGCTCAGCAGTGTTTTCAACAGTGTCATTCATTTTTCTTTCCTTCTTGGAGCGAAATGCTCTAATTAAAATTTATTGTTAGTAAGGTATTCTAAGACTTCGTCATAGGTCTTAAAGACCATTTGAACAGAAGACCAGCCCTTCTCTTGTTCGTAATCTTCACGGGTGAAGACATAACCATTAGAGACAGGCTTAATGCTGTAAGTAGTCGTAGGTGACATAATTGATTCTGATAACATTATGGGTGAAATATAGTTTGAACATCCTTATCGAAGCGGATGTTAAGCTTCCGAAGTCCATCTTCCTGAACTTCACTTACTCCGAGGTCAATGACCTCTTCGTTGTACCTGATCACCTTCATCGCAATGAGATGCTGGGTGATCAAATCCTTCACAGTCTGATCGTTGATGTACGTTTCGAGTTCTCGGACGGCCATTAATCTTCTCCCATTCTTTTAGGAGGACTGCTACAGGTGAGGCGTTATGATGTAAGCCTCTAACCTTTTTAATCTTCAAATTCTAATGCTTTAGTTTTAGGAAGTTTGATGAAACGTTCTTCGTGAAGAAAGATTAATAGTTCTTCAGGGGTGACGTCATTTAATTCGAGGATTTCCTCGATTGAATAAACTTCCAGTAGTGCAGAGTAGTCTGTCAAAGTGGGAGAAAAACCCACAAAGCTAGAGCAATAACTACGAGTGCCGAGAAAGCACCAGCAGCAAAACCAAAACCGAAATGGAACCTCTGCGTTTCACGATACTCAGCGAAGGTGAACATTCTATCCTCCTCTGTCCAGTACGGTTCGTTTACGTCTCTTAACATTCTTTCTTTTTCTTTTAGGAACAAACCAACCTGAATAATCTGACATCAGATAATCATATACGGCTTGTATAGTATCTTTTCTTAATTTACCGACTACTCTAAGATTACAGTAAGCACATAAAAGAGAACGTATTTCAGAAGTTTTATGATCGTGGTCTATAACCAACTTAGACTTTAAATCAGACTGATGTCGTTTGCAAACTGCACATTTGCCTTCTTGTTTTTCAAACAAGATTTGATACTGCTCGGGAGTAATTCCATACCTAGTTTTTAGTCGGTAAACAGAGGCTTTTTCTTTTTTATTCACGTCTTTAGCATAATACTTGCGTTGATTAGAAGCAGCTTTAATCCTAAATTCTGGGTCTAATCTTCGGCGTCTTTTAAACTCCCTATGGTATTCAGTCCGTTTATTTATTATCTAAGTCTTTCTTCAAATTATCAAATTCATCTTGGCGTTCCTGTGTCCAACTTCTCTTTAGAGCTTTCTTTAATTCATTAAGTCTTTGGAGAATTGCGAAACGCTTGTAGTTTTTAGTATCCCTAATTGTATACAATTTTTCCATGTTTGTCAACTTCTGGTATCGGTTGCCCACGATACATGGGACGCTTGGCTACTCTTGTGAAATATCTTGGTCCATCCGAGTAGAGAAAAGTCCTGAGCGATGGAAAGCAACAGTGCTTGTAAGTGCTATAAGAAGCCCTTGTATCAAGGATAATGTTCCCAGCTTCACCGTCCGGGGTAGTCCCGCAAGTGCAATCCGGCATAGTAGGTTGTTGAACAATTTCTCTGTAAGTTTGAATTCTTTCGATAATTCTTCCGGGTCGTATTTTATGCTCATATAATGCTAGGTGTCCTAGTTGTTTATCTACTGCGAGTAGATACCCTCGGTCTTTTACGACAACACGAGGGTCATCCACTGATCCGAGAACGTAAGCGTCAATCTGATCCAGATAACCAAAAGGATCATCCTCAGCAATCGTCCCTTGACGAAACTTGAGAAAGCTACGGGAAGCAGCAGATTTGACGTCAACGATACAACCGTCAATGATACAATCTCGGTGTCCCAGAACGCCATCAACATGGATTTCATCCTGCTCTCCTTCGACGGTATGCCCTGCTGCTTTAGCAAGACCTATTACGAGGTGTTCGATGATGTGTCCGTAAGCGTACTTGATACGAGCGTGGGCTGGGAGTTGCTCTTCCAGCTCAGGATGATTAATCGAGTACCACAACGCACGCGGACATTTAGGTCCAAGACCGGAGAGCCGGAGGGACCGTCGGGGTTCACGGGGGCCGAGGGAGGCTTGGAGAGCGCTCTGAACATCAGTCCCAATATCGGGTGGTAGAAGAACTCCATTAGGCCCTCCTACGAGTTCATAGATGTCTTTGATGAGGGTGTGTATTGACTTCAACGTTTCTTCAGTTCTGCCTCAATCTCGTCGATATGAGTTGGGGCGTAGTTACGCACTTCGACACAACTATTCCAATAGAATGGATCAGGATCGACATTCTGATGGGTGTGTCCGTGGACATTAAACTCGCCATCACGTTGGCTGCCCTTAAGCAGCTTGAAGTGACTGGCAGTGAAATTAGCTTCTGGGAAGCCTTTCCACAACTCAACTTTCTCAAACCACTGCATCAAGGCAGGGTTCCAAATCTTGTCGTGGTTTCCAACGATCAATCTTTTCTTACCTTTAAGGCGACTCATGATGTTGTTGAACATGCCGTTGTACTGGAATGTGACGTCACCAAGGTGGTAGACGTAATCGTTGTCTTTAACGTTCTTGTTCCAGTTGTCGATAATGGTTTCATGCATGTCATCGAGACTGTCGAACGGACGGATACGTTTACCGTCATCGCCCACAAACTTAAGTATGTTAGCATGTCCGAAGTGGGTATCGGAAATGAACCATTTATCGTGAATTGCCACGTGGCCTCCAGTATCCGCAATCACAACCTAGATTGGGATTATAAGGACAATGTATTCTAGCCATGTCCTTGGGACAAATTCTGTTGTTTCGTTCAATGATTCCATCGAACTTACCGGGGTTTTCCTCAACCCATTCACGGTCTTTGATTGGATCGTACATTACTGCACCACATGTGCCATAAACATTTTGTAGATCGGTGCCCAGAAAGGATACGACAGGATGCCGAGGATATACAACTCAAGGCTGCTGAAGGTGCGCTTCCAAGCTGCACTAGCTCTGTCAGCTTCGTCCTGCTTCACTTTCCGTTTATTTCGTTCAGTGCGTTCTTTATCTCTTGCTTCACGAGCACGCATCTTCTCGATGAAACGCATACCACGTTCGAATTCCTCACGGGTAAGAGGTTGCTGGTTAGGCTGACCCGGAACAATCATCGGAGGGCCGTATCCGTAGAAGGGGTAATTCTGGTACATGGTTGTCTCCATATATTCTGGGGCGGGGTAGACTGTTTAAGTACTACCCCTTATCTCTGCCCCTAATTGATTAAGGTGGCATACTCCGGTTCATCAATAAGTTGATGATACGGACGATAAGAGGGTGCCTGTTCTGCTTCATGTTGCCTCCGTGCTTCTGAAGATAAACTTCTGGCTGATGTAGTTACAACTTCGACACCCGATCCGGTGCCTACTAAGTAACTGTTACATTTCGTTTACGACTTCGACTGTGGGTGTATCCCTTTCTCAGTCTCGGACTCATTTCGGTCTGCCAACTTCACAGTTCAGACTGGCAGGGGGTGACGTGAGTACCAACTATCTCTCGCTATGTCCTGCGCGTCGGTGGTCATGTAAGGACCAGTTCAACAGATGTGAAAAGTTAGGCTTACTACACCTTCGTGTGGGACATCTCCCTAACCTACTTTAAGTTGTCGGCTTTAGTTTTCGACGTTTACGATGCCGTTCGTCCACTGCTCGGTAGACAGCCGAGTGTGAAATCAATCTAGTGATCCTTTGAGACTCCCGGTGTACGGAAGAGGAACGGTAGATTGCTTCTTACGATCGATTTGCCTTTACCCTAAGGGACAGGTTCACCACCTGTTTGGCTCACAGGTTCGTAAGGTAATACAGGCTGTAGTCCTGATGGGCTTGCTAGAAGACACCACGGTTTCTACCCACCTGCTGTCCATCCAGACACCTCGCTAATACAGCTAAGGTATCAGTGCCTAGGATTGGGTCAGGACATCCTAACTTTATGAGGAAGAATGTCAGAGGTTCCTCCGCCAATCTTACGCTTAAGGAGCTAGGGTTGATCTTGAGTACATTCCTAGTACCCGGTTTAAGGACTTGCTCGTACTTTCATCTGCTGGGATTGCTTCTTCGGAGGTGGTATCGACCCACCATGAGTAGGTTGCACCCTACTTGCCTGACATCCAGCAGTCACCTCTACGTGTACATAGCACCCTGAGCCCTAAGGCTTGAGAGACTCGAACTCCCTGTACAGAAGTGTACTGATTATTCGGCCATCCTAGATTACATCCGTTTCGATTACTGTCACCGGGCTATACCCGCGTGAGGAGGCATCCTTTATCTCGTTCCAGAACCACGTCTGGGTTTCGCTGTACTTCCTATGCGGTCTGTTTATTCGCCGAGTCAAACGGCCTCCCGAATCAGGAGTGTCCTCCACCGTTCGGAGTGGTTACGTTCCACAAACGCTAGACAGCTTGCCGAGTTCCTTATCGGCCAGAAGGTCAACAAGTGCCACGTTGACTGATGGCTTGGTGGACATTCCTCTCCACCTACATGTCATATCTGATACGATCACACCTATGACATGGGGTAGGCTCGACCTTTTGGAAGGGGAGCCACAGTTGAGGGTCACAACTCCCTCCTAGGCTATACAGCTCTAGTGTCTGGTGACAGTGTTACAGCCCGGTCCACAACCGAGCGGAGCCTGACTATACAGTCGTCTCCTGCGTAACACAGGTCGTGCTTTACAAACTAACGGGGAGCGTTTGATCGAGAATCCTCGATTACTACTCCCCTAATCTAGATCGTAGTATAGAGTGGAGTCATAGCGATGTACTCCTTGGCAAAATTGCCTAACAAAGAACAACCTCATCCTTTATATTCTTTCTTCCCAGAGTCGT